ACACCTTCCCAGCCGACAACGAAAGGCAGGACAGCCCGGGCGGCGGACTGTTTTTGCAGTTCGATCATTTCCAGCGCGGTTGGCCGGCGAATGGTGAAGGTGAAGCCGGCGGCTTCAACCTTCACTTCGCGAGCCTTGCGGAGTTTTTCAGCAAGGCTCATGGGTTAGCTCGCGTAGTAGGTCGGCGTGCCGTTCATGGTGATCGTCGTCTTCGTCGTCACCAGTTGCTGCGCAGCACCGCCAGGCAACAGCGAGGCACCGACGTAGCCGTTGAAGACCATGATCTGGCCGCCGGCACCGAAGGTGAACATGAAGGCACGCTTGGCCTGGGCATCGGAGGCCGACTTCATGGCCTTGAGGCCAGCATCGGAAACATCCCAGATATTGTCGAAGCCGAACGAGGCAGCCGACGGCAGTCCAGGCATCTGCGAGCGTGCCGCCTGATGGATGGTGGTGGTATCGAGGAAGTCAAACTCGCCGCCGGACGACGACAGGCTGGTCGCCGTAGTGATCGAGGTGCCGAAGGTGATCTTCTGCGCCGTGCCGCTGGTGAAGGTGTCGAAGGCAGTGGTGTCTTCGCCTTCCAGCGTGAAGGTGGAGCCTGAAGCGCTAGATACGCGGAAGACGCGGTCATCAACCTGACGCATACCCTGGACGGAGAGAACGACATAATCGCCGTTGCTCAAACCATGCGCAGCGGAGGTGGTGACGACACCGGCCGCGGCCTTGGTGATCGCGGTCAGAGTGATTGCAGCGCCGAGTGCCGACTGCATTGCTACAGCGACGTTCGACCATTTCTTTGCAGTGGCCATGATTTGCCCTTTCGATGGACGTAAAAAAACCGCCCGAAGGCGGTTGGTGGTGGAGTACTACGGTGCTACGTGTGAAACCAGTCAGTTTCGATGGTGACGGCAAACAGACCGACTTCGTTGTCGAAGCCGCTGGCGCGGTCAGCGATGGGATGGCCGGCGCCATCGATGGCGGACCGGATCTGATCGGCGACGGCCTCGGCTTCGGTACGGGTTGGCGCCCAGGCGGTGACCGACAGCCGGACGTCTTCGCAGACCAACGTGCCGCCGATGGTGTAGGTCGGGTTGGTGCTCGACCGAACATAGACGACGGCTGGCAATGGGGAGTTTTCCGGGATGGCATCGGGATAGATGCGCGTCCCAACCAGTTCAGTCAGTTCAGTCCGTCCGGACAGGGCGGAATAGAGTTGGGTTTCGGCGCTCATTTGCGGCTATTCCACCATTGGATGACTGGAGCGATCTGGGCCTTGAAAACGTCAAGCGCTTGCGGCAATGCCTCGACGGCCTTGCTCATGAAATCCCGCTTTGGCATCTTCTTGGTACCGAAATTGACGAAGCGCCAGTAAAACGGATCGACCGGGTTCCGGCTGGACTTGCCGACGATGCGCTTGAATCCTCGAATTGCCGCGGACTTCAGGGGCTTGACGTTGATGAAGACGCCGACGTTGCCAGCGCGACCGGACGATTTGCTGGTGCGGACCATCAGACGGCGCTTGAGCAGGCCCGGCGTACGGTACGGCGCCGCGGCGGCGGTCGCCGACGACATGACCGGCACAACCTGCCGAGCGGCCAGCAGCGGCACCCGGGCGGCTTTTCTGAGGGCGCCCAGCACAACCTTCTTGCGCAACTGCTTCGGCAGCTCATCGAGGACGCGCTTGAGGTCGTCGAGACCTTCGATGCGGGCGGTGATGTTATCGGCCATTGCTATCTGATCCGGGCGATTCAACAACCTCCAAATCAATCTCCGGAGAGAACGCAATCAACTCAATGAATGCCACCAACCGGCCAGCCACTGACTCGATTTTCAGCGATCGACAGTTCCTGATCTCTGCACCAGACGGATCGAATATTTTCGTCGTTCCGTCTTGGCTGACGATTTTGTATTTATCGGCCATCTTTCGCTCCATGGATTGCCGTGACCTCGATGGTGCCGACATACGGGCCGGTACCAGGGATCAAGTTGGTAATGTCGTAGGGCGCTGACTTCCACTGCAGGCGCATGTCGGTGGCTAGCCCGGCGCGATCGCGAATCAGGAAGCGGGCATCGATGACGTGCTGTTGCTGGTTCGCGGCAAAAAATGCATTGCCGCGCAGGGGCATGACCTTGGCCCAGACGGTGGCAACATCTACCCAGGTGACGACCTCTTCGCCGAGGCCATTCCTGGTCACCGACTTTTGCTGGAAGGTGATCCTCTGATCGAATTCACCGGCGGCGATCATCAGGCGACCTCGTACAGGCGATAGGGGTCGAGCAGACGGTGCCAGAAGCGATCCGGCAGCATGGCGACTTGCCCAGCAGTGAAGGTTTCGCGCTGGGCGTACATGGCGCCGATGGCCAGCAGCATCCATTGCTTGATGGCTTGCGGCACAGCCGAGGCATCGCCGTAGCCGCAGGTGTAGCGAACGCGGACGGCGTTGGGGACCGGGTAGCTGGCCGGCCAGGCTTTGCCGTAGGCAGGCAGCAGGTAGCCGGGTTCGCTGTCTTTGTCGAGCAGGGTGTCTTGCGGGTCGAGCGTCTGTTCGACGCCGTCAGTATCCAGGTACTTGAGCGAGACCAACGACTGGATCGGCGCCCCGCGCAGGACGAAGGCTTCCGGGAAGGCGTCGAGAACCAGCTCGCGGGTTTGCGTGCAGAGGGAGCGGCCGGTTTCATGCTCGGCGGATTCCCGGGCGGCGACGATCAGGGCACCCAGCAGGGTGTCGTCTGCATCGTCGGCGCGGCAATGCCACTTGGCATCTTCCAGCGTGACGGGCTCGACGGCCGGCGCGGTGACGACTTTGTAGGTCATGGGTTTTCCGTGGTCGTAAAAAACCGCCCGGAGGCGGTTGGTGGTCAGATTCGCTGCCCGCCGGTGTTGGGCGGGCGCTGGCCGACTGGCCGGATAATGCTTGGGCCGCTACCGGCCGGGGCGCGAACGAACTGGCCGGGGAGCGATAGCGCAACGTGGCTGATCTGACTAGCCTGCCCCATGCCAGATATCGATAGCCATGCCGACGACGACAAAGCTATTGAATCGATTTCCTGCATCTGCGCGACGCTGAAAATCTGCAGGTTGAGCGATGAATCGTCATAGATCGACACATTTTCAAGCATGCCATCCTGGAACAGGTCGGATATTGACAGCGTGGTTGCCGCAGAAAGACTGATGGCATCGATAGACTGAGATTGCCCTATGTCAGCAACATTCAGCACCGCTTCGATAGCTAAAGTCACCGATGACACAGCTTGCGCCTGGCCTATGTCTTGGACAACAAGGCCAGCACCAAATGCCGCATTGAACGTGCGCAAGGCGACTTCGTTGAGCTCAGAAGTGCAGGTCGTCGTGTTGCCAGTCTGCCCGTAATGGACACCGGTCGAGATCCCTTCAAGGTCGGCGCCGCGTCGGCAGCCGCTAGACCCGTTCCAGATATCGTCAACAGCAGCCCTGATATTGTCGATATTGGTTGTGGTTGCTGAGCTGTTGTGGTGAATCTTCTGCAAGTAGATTTTTGCAGTCGGGAAGTCTGTGACCAGATGCCCGATAATCGCATTCATTTGGCTAGTGAATGTCGCTTGCGAAACAGCACTAATCGCATCATTTGCCCCCAGATGTATGATGATGACGTCAGCCCCGCCAGCCGCATCAATCCTCGCCTTCATGGCGCCGTAGCAGGTAGTTGTGTTGGTGCTGTAGGCCCAGTCAGACGCCTTTATGCCCCCCTTATTGGCAGGTATCCATAGCGTTGACTTGCCTGCTGCAGACAACAGGTCTGCCAGATGCTGAACATAGGAGCCGCCAGCGCTACCGCTGTCGCTCAACACCGAATAGGTATCAGAGCCAGAATCCCATGGATCAGCAAGTGTCACTATGTTCCCGGACACATCGTAAAGCCACGCATTGGATGCGCTGTTGGTCTGAGAGAAAGAACCTCGACCGGAGGCGTTTGAATCACCGAGGATAGCGACTTTGAAATCGACTGCAGGGATGATGCTGAGCGTAGCATTGGCGATGGATTGCGCCTGGGATACATCCTGAATACCTAGATCGGATGCGCCGTTGGATGATAGCGAGAACGCTTCCAGCGTCTGCGATTGAGCTGTGTCCTGAATGGTCAAGGTGACGGACGAGCCGCCACCAGACACCTCAGCTAGTGATCCGAACGAACCAACGCCAAACGAATTAACGCCGAAGCTCATTGATTACGCCAATTTGAGAGCGATCGCCGGGATCGATGCGCTGCCAGGCGACAGCGCAGTGAAACCGGTCGGATCGGCAGGCAGCGCAGACCACCCGGCAATCGACTTGTAAATTGCCTGAATTGGAAGCATCGAACTAGCACCGTTTTCAAGGCCAAGTGGAGAGATACCGATAGCAGAAGACGGATAAGCCTGAAATGTCGGAGTTCCCGAGCAAACCAGCGCGATGTAGTACCAGCCCGGCGCGATGCGCGTTTGTGTCACCGAAGGCGACAGGACAGCGGCAGCGACTGACGTATCGATATCAGCTGTTTCTACGATCAATGCGCCGGGTTGACCATCTGACTTCATGCGATACAGACCGATGCGCGCCTTCGTAGATGCTGCACCTGCCGTGTTCATGTCGATGTAAAAACCGTTGATGTCGTAGGCAGAATCAACACGGAACGGAAGCAGGTAAAGGCGATCAGCAGCAACGGTGAGCGTGCTATTGGCGTACGTATTCCAATGGGTAGACATGACCGCTTTGCGGCCGTACACCCCAGAAACAATCGGCAGTCCAGTGGCCAATGCCTCGGCGATGCTTGCTAGATAAACATCGGCAGAAGACCCAGACAGCGAGATCGCTGCCGGGCTGGTGTTGTCGTAGGTGCCTGCCACATAGGTCGCCGTAACTACGGATCTGAGAAGCGAATTTGACCCACCGACAGTACCAATGCCCCACTCCCAATTACTGCCGTCCTTGATGGCATAGGGCACCAGCGCTCCAACACCGGCGTCGGAGAAACGCGGCCGGCCAGTGACAGCAGACAGCGTTACAGTTCCGGTGCCGCTAGTCGTCGTGGTTTCGTAGACGCCGTTCATGATCAGGTCGGATCAGCGATTTCATGCTTCCAGGCCGGGAAGTTGACGGTGTTGGAGCCGTTGGCCGTCAGCGCCAGCGAGGTACAGGTGGTGACGTCGAGCAGCTTGCTGTTGGTGACGTCGAGCAACGCGACATGGGTGGCCGTGCCGGAGGTATCGATCAGCACGCCGGACTTGGCGGCGACGGTGACTTTGCGACCGGAGGTATCGCCGTTGGCAATGGTGAAGTCAGTGGAGGCCATCGTCACATCGGCCAGCGCATAGGTAGCGTTGGCTTCTGCAAAGGTGGTCGGCTGGGCCGAGCAGGCGACTTGCCGGGTGACGTTGTTCTTGATGACATTGAGGGCGCCGTCCATCACGTCGTCGTGCGTTGTTTTAGCCATGGCGGACCTCCTGAGAAGCGGTCAGGTTTTGAATTTCTAGCGTGGATTCGCCGACAGCAGCGGCGCCGGTGGCAACTTCACCGGTGACGTCCTTGGCCCAGCCGTTGGCGACGAGACGAACGCCGACGTCGTCCTGGACGGTGCGAATGTCACCTTCCTCGAAGCGGTCTGCGCCTTCGAGGAAGGTGGTGAGGCATTGGATTTTCATGGGTTACTCCTGCGGGCTGTCGCCCTGGACAGCAGGGACGGCGGCTTCTTCGGTGGATTCGGCGGCTGGCGCTTGAGCGACGGGCGTGGCGATCTTTTCAGCCACTGGATCAACAGCAACCGCTTCAACCGGCGCCACATAATCAGTGACGACATTCCCATTGACCGACAGTGCGTAGGCGACGGCTTCCTTGTTTGAATCGACTGCTTCGGCGTACTGTTTCACCAGGACATCGGGAAGGTTGACGACATCGTTGCACTGGTACAGAACACCACCGATCGCACCGGCGACAAGTACGCGGACTTTTTTGTTAGCCATGTCAGGCTCCTTTAAAAACGGCAACGCCCCGAAGGGCGCTGCCTGTCTGTTGCAATTGATGGTTAGGTTGCGGAGTTGGCGTAGTACTTGACCGAGCCACCCACATCGACAAAGTTGCCGCCGCTGCGCATCCAGGCCAGGAAGCCGATCTGGCCAAGTTTGATGTAGGCGCTGTCGTCGAAACGGAACATCTGGATGTCCATCGCATCGCGGATCTTGTAGAAGCTGAAGCAGCCGAACAGGATCGATTTGGCATTGGCGGCCATGACCGCGATGTCCTGGTTGATCACGATCGGGTAGCCGAGCAGGGTGTCCGGCATGCTACCGGCTAGGCCGTCGTAACCGGGCAGGAAGATCGGGCGGCCCTGCGAGTCTTTCAGCTTGCGAATGATCTTGAGCGACGCGTCGTTCATCATGAATTTGCAGTCGCCCATGGCGCGATAGGCCGGATCCACCGAGTGAATCAGATCAACCAGGTCATCGAAGATGACGGTGGTCGTCTGGCCGGTGGTGCCGACCTTGCCGGAAGCGGCAGCGGTGACGATGCCATTCGGCTCGCCGGTGCCGGTACCGACTGTAAACTTGGTGTTGGTGATGCGGCCGAGACGGGTGACCAGACGGCTGCGGATGAAACTTTCCATGTCGATGGAAGAGTCCTGCAGCAGTTCGAACGGGACAGCGACGATTTTCGAGCTGAACTTGTAGGTCTTGATAGTGACAACGCCGAACGATGGATCGGCACCGGTGGCAGTGGTGTTTTCGCCGATCAGCTCGCCAGTTTCCGAGTTACCGTCGGAGGTCGGAAAGTTGATGTCGTTGCCAGCCGCGGTACGGAAGACTTCGGCCACCGAGCGCATGCCGCCGTAGGCCTTGAGGGCATCGGCGACGGAGGTGGCGACTTCGGTGGGGACGGTGTAGCCACCCTGGGCCGAGGTGCCGACCGACATGGTGTTGCGCAGGACACCCCACTCTTCCGGCGTCATCAGCTTTTCGCCGTTCTTCATCAGCTTCCAGAAGGCGTTCAGATGTTCAGGACGCTTCTGGTCGTGGGCAATACGCTCGACAGCGTTGCGGATGGTGTTGCTTTCGGCGCTGTCCTTGATGGTTTCGAGGACGGCATTGATGCGCTTGACTTCGGCGTCGACGTTTTCGATCTCGGCCATAGCCTGATCGTAGGCGGATTGTTGGTCAGCGCCCCACTTGTTGCCGGGGTTTTCTTCCAGCAGCTTGTGAAGGTTCTGAGCGAGGGAGGCGCGGCGCTCCCGCAGGGCTTGAATGGACTGCATACGATTTCCTTTCGTGAAATCAGGTCGAAAAAAAAGCCGCCTCGAGGCGGCTCTACTTGGCGCGGGAGCGCTCAGGCAGCTTGCTTTTCCACCAGCGCAAGGCGGCGGCGGAGGTGTTGGGTGATATCGATGGCTGGCTCATCAGGCTGAGCATCGTTGGCCGGCGGAGTTATGGGCGATTCGGGAATGACCGGGGCCTTGTTGTAGGCGGCCAGGTTCCATTGCTTCATGTTCTTGGGTGCCGCCTCGGCAATCTTGTCGGCAAAACCATTGGCCACGGCTTCTTCGGCGTTGAACCAGGTTTCGGCGGCCATCCAGTCGGCAATCTGCTGGGCGTCCTGCCCCGTTTCCTTGACGTAGCTGGCGACGAGGGTGCCGTCGATCTTGTCGAGCAGATCGGCCTGCTTCTTGAATTCGTCGGCGTTGCCGTAGGCGATGGTGATCGCCTTGTGAATCATGAAGTAGCCCCCTTCGGAGATCAGCACTTCGTCACAGGCCAGGGCGAGCCAGCTGGCCGCGCTGGCGGCATAGCCATCGACATGGGCGATGATGTTGGCTGGGTGCTCGCGGACGGCCTGGGCCATGGCCTGGGCGGCGAAGACTTCACCGCCGGGGCAATTGATGCGCAGATGGATGGTGGCGACGTTCAGGCTGGCCAGCTGCTGGACAAAATCCGCAGCAGCAACGCCGCCCCAGTAGGCATCGGAAACGATGGCGTCGTAGAGATAGATGGTGGCTTCGTTGCTGCTGGCTTCGGCTTTGAATAAGCCAATGCCGCGGTTGTCGGCCAGGAGTTTCATGAGCTTGTTCATTGCGCGGCGGCTCCAGCGGATTGATTGGGGTTGAAGAGAATGTCGCCACCATCGATCGGCGGCAGGTTTTCGAGTTTGCGGATCTCGTTGATGGTCATCCATCCGGGCTCACCGGCCCGGCCAGCGGCGATGCGATAGCCTTCGTTGCGGCCTTTGTAATCGCCGCGCTCAAGGCCAGCGGTGTTGAATTCCGCGAAGAGCTGCAACGAGCGACGGAAGAGCTTGCGATTGATTTCCTGCTCGATCTTTACCAGGTGGCGCTGCAGGGTATATTTGACGAAGCCGATGCCTTGCTGCTCGATGCCGCTGCCCCAGCTGGTGGTTTTTTCGGTAATGCCGATCATGTGCGGCGGCACGCCGTAAATGCGGGCGACGTCGGTGGCCTGGAAATTTCGCGTTGCCATGAGCTGGGCTTCTTCCGGGCTTAGCGTGAGCGACTTGACTTCAGCACCGCCACCCGTCAGCAGCGCCGGGATATGGGCATTCTGCAGGCCAGCATAGCGGGCCATCCAGCTTTCACGGAATAGCCGCTGTTGCTCTGAATCCATCTTGTTTTCAGTGGTGATGACGTAGTCCGGGCGGGCGCCGTTGCTGAAGAAGCGGGCGCTGTACTCTTCGGCGGCCAGCGCCAGGCCAAAGGTCTGACGGGCGGCGTAGCGGAGCGGCGACAAGCCGCGCTTGCCGTCGAAGCCGAGGCCTGGAATATGCAGCATGTCGTCCTGGTCGAGAACGAGCGTTTCGTCATTATCGACGACGGTATAAACCAGGCGTTCCTCGACTTCATGAACCGTCACGGAAAGCGGATGAACCGGCTCAAGGCCGATGATCTTCGGCCCCTGGCGCTGGATGATGGCGAAGGCATCGCCGTGCAGAAGCAAGGACCAGGCGAGGAATTCCCACATGACGGCGGCCGACATGCAGGCGCAAGGCTGTTCGTTGAGCAGCCACCAAATGTCGTGGTTGATCCGTTCGCGGCCATTTTCGGTGCGGCGGTAGATTTGCAGCGGAAGGCTGGAAATGGCGCCACCGATCAGGCCGACACAGGCATAAACAGCGCCGATGCCCATGGCGGTGCGCTCAGTCACCGCCGGGCCGGCATGAGAGATGTTGCCGCCAGTCATCCATTCGTAGAGCTGGCTTCCGCTGGTCCCGGCGCTGCTGGGGTATACATTGCCGCCGGAATTCTGGATGCGAGCCGCCTCGCGCTCGGCTTTCCAGGCGTTGAGGATGGCGCTGCCGGGCTGGCTGACCCGTTCGGCGTTGTACCAGGTGACCGGTGCGTTCATAGGATGATGAGTTCCATGGTAGTTGCCTGCTCTGGCTCGGCGGCCAGCGCCCGATTCATGGCGACGATGGTGGCCACCGCGGCATCGATCTTGTTGCTGGCCCGCGACTTGCGCGGGAAGATGTTTTCGTTTCGGTCTTCCTGGACTTCGACGTTGCTCATCATCCAGACGTAGGCCGGGTTGGCGTCGTGGTGGAATCGGCCGGCGTCGACGACGGCGGCGATTTCTTTCATCGGGTCCGACAGGTAGCGCACCTGCTGCGGTATATCGACGACGGTGAAGCCTTCGGCGGCCAGGTTGGCGCCGAGTTGGTGACCGCCCCAGGGGTCTTTGGCGACTTCCCGGATATGCACCTGGCTGGCCGATTCGATCAGTTCTTCCTGGATCTGCTCGAGGTCGATCATGTTGCCCGGGGTGGCGATCAGATGACCGCTATGGACCCAGGCTTGGTAGTGGGCGTTTTCCGGCTTGTCGACCGTCGATTGCGGGACGTAGTTTTTTGAAAAGGCGTAGTAGTGTCGGCCGTCGTCAAGGTCGCGCCAGCAGAGTTTGACGCGGCTGGCGATGTCCTGTTTGCTGGCCAGGTCGAGGCCTTCGACGCAGCCGTCCCAGTCGTGGCTTTCGAGGGTCAGTGAGCTGTCGCCGGATTGCTGCAGGTTGTAGAGGTTCAACCAGGGCGAGGCGGCAGCGACCCAGACGTCGAGGTGCTTGGTCTTGAAGACGTTCTGCTTGCGGGTGTCGGCGACGGCATCGCGCTGCTGCAGCTGCAGGTACTCGGCATCGATGGATATGCCGTAGTTTGGGTTGGCCTTCTTGAGGGCGATCTCGGTGGTCCAGTCGTCGTCTTCGTCCATGGTGAAGACGATGCCGAAGCGCTGGTCGTTCTCGACAACGCCTTCGAGGATCTTCTGCAGCTCGACCTGGTGCAGGTAGCACGGGCCGGAGATGTCAGAGCCGGCGGTGGTGATGACCAGGATGAGCGGCTGCGAGCGGGCGCCCATGCCGGTCTGCATGGTGTCGAAGAGTTCGCTGGTCTTGTGCTCGTGGTACTCGTCGACGATGGCGCAGCTGGGGCTGGCGCCGTCGCCGGGCTTGCCGATGACGGGCTCGAATTTGCTGTTGTTCTCGGCGATCGACAGGTTCGACGCGTTGACCATGACGCCGTAGGCCTGGATAAAACGCGGCGTGGCTCGGGCCATCAGCAGGGCCGGCCGGAAGACTTCCATGGCCTGATCCTGCGAGGTGGCGCCGGAATAGACCTCGGCGCCGAATTCGCCATCGACCGCCAGCATGTAGTTGCCGATAACGGCGGCCAGCGTGCTCTTGGCGTTCTTGCGCGGCACGATGACGTCAGCCACCCGGAAGCGGCGCTTGAAGGTGACCTTGTTGACCCAGCCGAAGATGCTGGCCAGGATGAAGATCTGCCAGCGCTCAAGCTTGATGAGCTGGCCACGGGCTGCCCAGTCGCCCTTGATGTGGGGCATCAGTTCGGCAAACTTGCAGATGCGTTCTGCCGGGAAGTAGGTCTTGCCCTTCTGGTCCGTGAGTTCAGGATTCCAGATGTAGGCGAAGTCGCCAGCCTCGGCGCGGGCGAGATCCTTGAGGTGACGAGCGCAGGCCAGGCGGTGCCACTTGCAGGCGACGATCTTGCCGTCGACCACATCGCGGGCATACGCCGTGGCGATGTCGCCAAAAGAGGTCAGTTCGGAACTCACAGCTGGGCCCACTGGTCTTGCGAGCCTTCTTCGAAGAGCTGGCCTTGACGGTTGTCGCTGGTGCGAACGCGGGAACGGGCGCTGGGCGACAGGCCGAACAGATCGAGGTAGCGCTTGACCTCGGAGGCGGCATGCTTGCCGACGACCCAGTGATGCGAATAGGTGAAGTTGCCGTTGGCCGTCTTGACCATCAGGCCATCGCCGCCGGTGTATTCCTCACCCTTGGCCTCGGCCAGCTGGCGCGCTTCTTCGGCCAGCTTCATGGCGCGGGAGAGTTGGTTCTCTGCCCAGACCATCTTGGCCCAGGCCTGGCAGTACAGCACCAGGGCGGCCCGGTCGAGTTTCGAGATCAGGCCGTAGCGCTCAAGTTCGGTGGAGATGCGCTTCCATTCCTTCTTGGCCTCGGGCCAGATCCACGACGGGAAGCTCGGGATCTCGACTTCCGGCTGGAACTCGTCGAGCAGCGCGCCGATCGGCTTCTTGCTGGCATTGCCACGCAACAGATGCACGTTGCCGGGCAACGGCTTCGGTCCTCTCTGTCCCATGGCGATCTCCGTAAACGAAAAAACCGCCCTAAGGCGGTTGGATGGTTTCCCCACCAGGGGGAGATTCTGGTTCTCAGGATCTCGCTGGCTCGGCGGGATGGTTCAGGATCACCGGGCCGCCGAAGCGGCCCGGGTCACCATCGTCACCCTTGGCACGAGCACTCTGGCTCAGGGTTTTATTCTTGCCGGTTACGTGATCCGGCGTTTGGAGGGAGCCAAACCGTCGCTAGTGTTGAGCCTTTGATTGACCCGATTAACGAGGCGGCTACCCTCGAAGCTACGCGCTGCCTATTGGCTACATCCGCGCTAAGCCCGGCTTTCAGATGTTGCTGGTGGCCGGTGCTGATCTCCGGCTTTGAGTGTTTCCCGTGGCTGGTGTTTTTAATGTGCGTCCGCTGCACTGGCCCGCTTTCTGGCGTCGCCTCTCGCCTCTGCTGGAATCACCACGGTTTTTATTCGCGCATCAGCCTGCGCTTACACCAACAAGGCTGAACATTCGAGGGATGTCGGGTATGGGCTTCCTGACATTGTCCAATCCAACCGAGCCCATCGGTCCGAATATCCAGTCTTCTTGGTGCACACGTTTGCACGGCAGAGCTACTGGCAGGGGGTACCCCCTCCCCCAATAACTACCGCACGAAAAAATTTGACCTAGCGCTCGGTCCTGGGGCAAGCGGGCCTAGACTTTTGACCCGCCCCTCCATCTGTTCTTTTCGCGGTCTGTCTTCGCCGTGTGGCACGGCTTGCAGAGCGCTTCGAGGTTGCTTTCGTCATCGCTGCCGCCTTCTTCCTTCGGCTTGATGTGGTCGCAGAAGTAGGAGAACTTCGTCTGACCAACCGGAGTGAGGCGACCATTGCGCAAACACTCCTGGCAAAGGCCGTTGTCGCGCTTGAGTATCCATGCCCGAAGCTTGTCCCACTTACTGCCATAGCCGCGCTCATGTCGAGTACCGCGGCTGGGGTCTGAGAATGACCCGGGATCGGGGCGCTTATGCGCCGGGCAGTAGCTGCCATCGCTGACCAGCTGACCGCATCCATGATGACGGCAAGGCTTGGGGGCTGAGACTGGCATGGCTATATTTTTACCTTACCATGGATGTCAACCCCCCTGTTCGGCGTCACTGTTGCCACAGCAGCCAGGCCGCCCATGCGCCGGTAAAAACGTGCCACCAGTACGGCCACCATGGCGCCTTGTAGTAAATCCGCCCTGCCATGTTTATGGCGTTCCACGCGCCAACAACCGCAAGCGTCCAAAGTAGTTCGTTCATTGCTTTCATCCCTATCGTGTGCCGCCGAACCCATCACTCCAGGAGACACGCCGCAAGCGGCGTCCGCCTAAGCTGGTGCGTTGGGCGGCTCTATCTTCGGCCCGTACTCAAAGCATCCGACACCAGGAGCCCATACGTGCTCGCTGCAAAATTCAAAGGCTCGTCCTTGCTCAATAAGCCACATGATGTCCGGCTCTCTCGTCGCGCCATGAATGTCCACGTAACGCACCCAGTAGTAGCCGGGCTCTGTTGGCGGTTCATTTCGCCATTCTGTTTCGCTCATTTCGCATCGTCCTTTCTATGCATCAGATGGCTGTCAAACCCCTGTTATGCCTCATCGAGCCATACCAGTGCTTCGGCCAGTGCTTTCTTGGCTTCATCCTTCGGCATCGTCACGTTGAAGTAGCCGTCGCACTCTTCGCGGAACGTGATTTGTCCGTCAGATTCCTTCACCAACGAAACGACGCGATCCATCTCGCCATCGAGCAGTATCAGACAAATTTCCGCGTAGCCACCTTCAGTGCGGCCAACCTTCCATTTCGTAAAAACCATCTTCACCATCCTGTTTATTGTCATAGGAATAACACTACGCTCGTGTGGGACCGCGCGAAACCCCGCGCGGCCCAACAGCTAAGCGTTCAGGCACGGCGCATGCGTGCATTGAGCTGCCCTTCCAGATAGCTCTCAGCCTCAAGCAGGCAGGAAACGCCGATGCGAACGGGGTCTGGGCTACTGGGCGCTGGGCGTTGTCCGGCACCGGCGCAGGCCTGGCATTGGCGCTGCTCGATGCTGACCACGCCACGACCGCCACACGACGGGCAGCGACTGTTCTGCCAATACTCGAAGGCCTGGAATGCCAGCTCGTTGAGCCCTTCCGTGGCAACGCCCTGCTTCTCCATTTGTTTCGCCAGGGTCATCACCAGCGCCCAGACATTGGCCGACGTCGGCGGGTCGGACAGGTAGCGGACCATGGCAAATCCAAGGGGATTTCGCTGGCCGGCAAACCCGAGCGCCACAGCGCAATCAAGCGTCCATTTATCCCAGGTCAGATTCCCGCTTGATGTCGCCGTGACGGCACTTTCGACGCGGTTCAGGTTATCGCCCATTGCCTGTTCCTTTCAGCATGCCGGCCTTCGCCAGCTTGGTCAGCTTCCGAATACGGCGAGCCTTGCGGCGCCGGTCCTTTTCCTTGATCTCGGCCTCAGCCTTGGCCATCCGATCACGCATCCCGATCAGCTGATCGGTGATCAGCGCCGGGTCTTTCCACATCCAGGAGAACGGCACGGAAGCCATCAGCGCCTCCCCGTCTCAGCAGGGAACAACGGGCCAACATGGGTCTCGGACAGCTTTACGCCATCCTCGCCCTTGGCCCCAACGGAATGGCCGCCCTCGCTGGCAAAAACCATTCGCACATCGCCAAAGGCAGCGCGGAATGACGAGGCAACCGACACGCAGGTCGGCAGGTTTGCCTTTGTCCACGCCGCCATGTCGGCACGGCGATCAGTTGTCATGCCTTCGCCGCCCCGGCAAAGTCGGCATGGGGGAATGTCTTTCCCATACCCCTAACCCCCCTTAGGGGGTGTAGGGTATGGGAATTCCCCCGTTGCCGAACCGACGTCGAGAGCAACAAAAAAAACGGGATTCCCCGTGTTTTTTCGATGCGACAAGACGCCCTGCGCGTTCCGCTTTGTTCCACTTTGTTCCGCTTTCCTGTTCCGTGTTTATTACTTGTTAAACAACAACTTACATTCAACTCTGTTCCGCTTTGTTCCGCCGCGTATCTCTACTGTCTAGCGCCGCCCCTGTTGCTTTTGCTTTTCGTGGGGATTAACTCGCTGGTCCTATCAGGTGTCACGGGCTCGCCATGGTCCGGTTTACTGACTCGGTTATTTTTCCAGGCTGGCATCCGCCAGCCCTACCTCATGCGGCAGCAGAGGGTTTATCGAATGTCCTTGGCTTCCTCCTTGCCCAGCTTCGTCAGAATCCAGCCCTCGCGCCGTGAGCGCTCAGCCAGCTTGTAATCCTTCAAACGCTCCAGGGTCCGCGACACCATGCTCATGTGCGGCTGGCCGGCATGGCGGCCCGTCTTGATCGTGAAACCTGCATCCATGGCCCACTCACGCATCGTTCCATTCGGGCTGCGATACATCGCGAACATCAGACGCGCCTCGGCTTCCCGCTTGTGCGTCCGGATATCCTTCTCGCGCTCCTCGTCGATATGCTCTGCAACCACCGTGGGAACAAGCTGATCGAACTGCTGGATATTGATCGCCCGATACTCGAAGAGGATCGGCGCGAAGTCCGGGCCGCGCTTCTTGCGCATCCAATGGAACTCGGCGCACTCGCCTTCGGCCCACACCGAGAGATTCGTGTCGATTTCATTCAGGAAAGCCGAGCCGCCGCGCGGCACGCAGCTATCCCGGGTCAAATCCTTGCTGGCACCGCTCGCCGGGTGGCAATTCACCACGCAGGCCGGTTTGCCGGGCAACATCGTCAATTCGCGCAGATCGCGCGCATGGCTATAAGCCTGCTGGTTGTCGTTCTCGTTATCGCCCGTAAAGAAGCTGACGCTGGTATCAACCAGCACGAACGCCAGCTCACCCATCGCCTCGGCATCCTTCTTGATCTGCTCAAGCAGATAAGCCAGGCCGTTCGACTGAGGGACCACAAAAATCCAGCCCTCAATGTCCGCCAGCGAAACCCCCAACGACTCCATGGTCGCTAGCATCCGCAACCGGAACCCATCGATATTCTCGCCACACAGGATCAACACCTTGCCGCGTAGCACAGGCCGGCCAGCAAACGGAATGCCAGCCGCCACACAGATCGCCATCACCAGCGAAACCGCCGTCTTTCCATGATTGGTCGGCGCCGTCAGGGCATACAAATAATTCGATTGGATAATCCCGCCGACCAGCCACACCGGCGGATCGCCAGCCTGCAAAAAGATATCAACCGGCTGGCAAATCGGACCCGACGGCACCGCCGCCAGGCTGGAACGGATCGGCGTCACCTTCCCGCCGCCCGCTGGAACGGAACCAAACGCCTCGCTCTGCGCCTTGCGGATCGCCTCAGCCACCGGATCAATCGGCTCTGCCATCATTGCCCAGCCTCGCACAAAGAATCACTCAACTCAGCCAGCAGCGGCCCGAACATCGCCGCGCGAACCGCATCAAACGCCCGCGAACCATAGCCGCCGATACGCAAAGCCAGCGCCGCAGTCCGGAACAACCGCAAAGCTGCCCCCAACTTATTCAACTGGACAGGCCCATCCACAGCCACAACCTTCCCGGCGCCGACGGTCGCCAACCGATGCACGCCATCGGAAAATTCACCCCAGCACGACACTGCCCCGGCCGCCAACACCGCGCGCACCACGGAACAAAAAACGGCATCGTCTGCATCACCGCAAACCAGCACGTCGAGCGCCAGGCAAACCGACCAATCAGCCGCCTCAACCGCCATGTCTGCCGGCAACAGCACCCGGCAAACCTCGGGAGACGACTCAAACCACTTTCCGGAATTCCAGCCATGCACAGACACCACCAGCAAGCCAACGCGCTCACCGGCCCTCCGGCGGTCTGCCACAGCCTTCGCGTAAGCCAGCGCCCGCCTCATGACCACACTGCCCGTACATCGGCCGCCAACTGTTCCGTCGACACGCCCGGGGAATACACCCCAACAATGCGATAACCAGCCCGGTCGAGATCAGAACCCTTCAGCAACGCAGAACCGCGCGGTGACCAAGACGGCGCAGAATCAAGCACCCCATCCGGCCGAAGAAAAACCACCGTCTCGACGCCATGAAATTCGATCCTGGCGCGGATTTTTCCCGAGCGATCGGACATGCTTGCCGGCGGCGTAGGCATCAGCCAGCCTTCCTCAGGCCAACAACTGGCGCAGGAAGATCGCGCACCATTGAATTCAGCTCGTTGAGCATGTGCACCACTGCCGCCACCGTCCGATGGCCGCGCAGGGCCAGCGCCTTAAACTCGGCCGGCTCGATGACACCATCGGCCCGCGCCTCAGTAAACTCCTTCGACAACTCGCCCATCTGCTGAATGATGTCCAGGTACGCCTGCAGCACATCATCGTCACCCGCCTTGCCAGACGGCAGCGGCAGGAAAGTCCCGCCGAAGTGCTCACAGACCGCCTCGACATACGCCGTCGTCTTGGCATAGTCCGCCAGGGCAAGCGCCTCGCGGGCCGTCACCTCGTAGTGCGGCATCGCGTCGCTGAACTTGTTGTGCAGGATGCCTGGCGACCGGCCAATAGCCTTGGCGGCGCCGGAAATACCACCATCCATCCCCAGCAAAGCAGCATGCAGGGCGTCAATCGGATCACGCTGAGACATGGCAAACCCCCTCAGCAAACACGGATGAAACAAAAAGCCATACTGGGCTCATCGAAAACACGGAGTCAGTCATGGCAAGCAACCAAATGAAAAAAGAAGGCCGGCCGCCCGAAGGCAAAGCCGGCCAACAAGCGGCGATGCAATGCCGCAAGGAGAGACAACTTGGCGGCCATGCCATAACCGCTAGAATCACGATTCCACTCATTCATCATCAGGAAAGGCATGGCCATGGAACAGAAGCACATCAACACGGATATCTTTGCCCAGCTCACACTGCACGAAATGCTGCTGACGCAGGTCGTCAGCGCCATGCTGGCCGGATATCCAGACAAGGGCGAACTGTTCATTCAGCAGTTCTCCGACCAGCTGCGCTACAAGCTGACCGTTCCGCCCGGATCAGAAATCGACGACGGAGTCGATGCGCAGCAGCTTCAAGAAGTCGCGCTGCACCGAGCAGAAAACTTCTTTCGCAAAATTTGCAAGAACCTTCAGTCCCAATAGCCAGCTTTCCGCAGGGCTTGCGGCGGAGCGGCAGGATCATTTCGGGGCCTTCGATGGTCACGTCGACAAGCCGCTTCCCGTCTTCGACACGATCTTGGAACGACACGCGATCGCGCAAAGAATCCGGAATGTGGAAATTGACGGTAATCATCTCAGGCGGCCTCTTTGCGCTGGCTGGACTCAAGCTCATCGAACGCACTCGGATGCGCCAACTTCAGATACATACGGCGAGCCTCAGGAATCCCCTCTTTTCGCCACTTTGAAACGGCCTGAGAAGAAATAGAGAACATCTTTGCCAAGGCGGAATTACCGCCCAAACGATCGATGATTGGAGAGTCAGAATGATCCATAACGGACATTGTAACCATAGTTGCACGGTACATGCAAACCATAGTTACGTGCCAGTATGTAACCATACTTACGTGGAAAAAAGCAGCCTTGCCTCGCTGATCGAAAAAATTCGAACCGATGCTGGAGATAGCCCCGCAAAGGCCGCCGGCAAGGTTGGTGTTTCTCGACAGGGTTACCTGAAATGGGAAACCGGCGATACGGCAAACATGAAGCTTGGAAACCTTCTGGCCTTCTGCGACAAGTACAACGTCGATGTCGGCCTGCTATTACGCGGGATGATCGTTGTCGCTGACGAATGCCACCAAGCAAACACCCAGCCAAATATCGACAACACACCATTCAATGGCGAACCAAGGGTGGCGTATTCAGCCACACCAGTAGTGACTGAATTGTCAGCACGCGAACCGGAGCCCAATATCAGAAAACTTATCGAGGCCTACCATGTTGCAGATTCAAAGGATCGGGAACAGATGATCTGGTTGGCTGACAGAGCACTTGCAGCTTTCGAGAAGCGCAGCGAGCAAAAAGACTAACCCCCTCTCGACTGCGCTTGGTCTGGGGTTAGAATACCGGCATACGATAAGGACATTATTTATGAGCCTCATAACATGCCATGAATGCACAAATCAGGTAAGCAGCGAAGCAACAACCTGCCCAAAGTGCGGCGCCAAAGTCAAGCGCCCACCCAGCGCAACAAAAATTGTTCTCGTTGGATTCATGCTGCTAGTCATCGCAATATCTATCGTCGGGAACCAAACTACCCAGCGGCCTGCAGAAAAAACAGCCGCCGAAAAAGCAAAGGATGCCAGCGAAACTCTCAGGTTTGGATTGGCCAGGGCAGTTGCTGAAAACCTCAAAAAGACACTTCGAGACCCAGATTCTCTGATCATTGAAACCATGCACATCAATGATGACTCAACGGTTGCCTGTGTTGAATACCGGGCCAAAAATGGGTTTGGTGGAATTAACCGAGAATTTCTTGTCGTTCTCAAAAACAGAAGTAGCCAAAAGCCCTCTGACTGGAACAAGCATTGCACAAAAGAGATGTACGACCTCAAGTGGGCAATTAGATAGCCAATATCAACCCGAGAACGACCGCCACCCGGCGGTTTTTTTTCGCTCCAACAGTAACCATGGTTGCTTTTTGCTTTTCTATGTGTAACCATAGTTACAGATATTTAACGGAGCCAACCATGATCACCACCACCCCAGAACTCAACGAAGGCGAACGCTATATCGGCGGCATCGTCTCTGCCGACGGCACTACCACCCACATCATCCTTCTGCCTGGCGACATCGAGGCCAACTGGAACGACGCAATGGCCTGGGCCAAGGAACAAGGCGGCGATCTGCCCACCCGCGTCGAACTGGCGCTGATGTTTGCCACCGCCAAGGATGAATTCAAGCCGAGCGCCTACTGGTCGAACCAATCCGAGTCCGGCTGGGCTTGGTATCAGAACTTCCGCTACGGCGACCAGTACGACGACCGCAAGCTCAACGAGCTCCGTGCTCGTGCCGTCCGCAGATTGGTCATTTAGTCATTCATCAATTTAGAGGCTGACATGACCCACACCGAACAACAGCAGCGCGCCTTCTACCGTCGCACCGGCCTGTCGTTCACGGGCATGAGCTTCGAGAAGGCAATGAGCATCCCGGCCATTCGCATCGCCATCACCTGCGGCGCGAAGGCTGGCAACAAGGGAAAGTCGGCGCCCGTTCAGCCGGCACTGATCTGAGGAGGCAATCATGGGGATGCTGGAACAAGAACTGGCGAGACTTGACAAGGAATTTGCAGATCGCCGGGTCGGACTTATTGCCGCCGCTGGCCTGATCGCAGAAGCCGAAGCTTTGGCCGAGGAAATCAACAACAAGGTCGCCGATGAGTACTACACCAGTGCCGCTGCTTGCGTAACTAGCCACCAAAGCGGCGAAGTCAATGTGCGCGTCCTCATCCTTTCAAACCACGCTCGGGCACGGGTTGCCATTCATGCGCTCGGTCTGTCCATACGTACCGAAGATCCCGGCGACATCGGCAACTCGGTCACCTCTTCCATCCATCTTCTCGACTTCACTGTTCCCATCAATATGTACCAAGAGCCGATGGCAATTGCGGAGGCAGCATGATCACCGCCCTTATCTTCAGCGAAGACGCCCTGCTCGACGAAGTGGCCCAGGCCGCCAAGGCCCGCGGCATGCACATCATCAGCAACGGCCAACGAACCGTTGTCAGCCCAATTGTTCCCGCCGGCTGGACCAAGATTGCCGTCAAGGTCAAGAGCCCGACGTCCGCCCAACTGGAGGACATCCCATGCGCCGCCTGATCAACTGGATCTACGCCAACTTGTTTGGCCTGCAGGTCAAGTCGCACGAGCAGCACATCGAGGACCTTGAGCAAATGCTCTCCGATCTGATCAACGCCGAGAAGACGCTCAACGCCGAGATCGCCGCCACCGTTCACCAGCTGCTCGCCGCCCACGCAGCCCGCGACGACGCCAACAGGCGCCGGAACGAATGGCTCGATACCCGCTCGGCCGACATGATCGACCGCCGCCTACCTGACCCAGCTCCCCGCTCTTACTGAGGCAAGCATGACTCAAGTTCAATCAATCCTGGAAGCGCTGGTCAAGCTTGGCACCAGCACCTACGACGACCTTGAGCGCGCTACCAAGATCCCGCGCAACAAGCTGCGCTGGACGTGCAATGCGATGAAGAACGCCGGCCAGATCAAGCAGGTCGAGGACAGCAGCCGCCACGAACTGGCTTGGCAGATCACGCCGAAAGGTCGACGCCACCACGAAGAAGAGTCGAAGCGCCCTGAAGTTCAGGAAGAACCCAGCAAACCAAAGAAGCAACCCAGCGAGACCCCAGCGGCAGGTGAGGCCAATAACAGCCGCAGCCGAGCATCGGCTAAGCCCGTCGGGCAAGCAACACCTCGGGCCGAGGGCAAGGCAACAGTCATTGAGGCGGCAAAGCGGGACGAAACCCCCGCCGAGCCGGCCTCTGACCAACCGATCCGCCAACGCTACATCGTCGCCGACAGCTACCTGATTTTTGAGAACGAGGCCGACGCCATGAAACACGCAGCCGTCAAATCGCTGGTCGACAACGACCAGGTTGCCGTCGCCTTCGCCACGGTCATTCACGAAGTACGCACCACGCAGCACTGGAACAAACTTTAACCACAGGAGCCCCCATGCAACAACTTCAACTCCCCCCGCTCGCCGAAGGCGAGATCTACGTCGGCGCCATCGGCGACACAGCAGGCGACATCTATCACGTCATCCTGCTGCCCGGCGACAACGACGCCGCCACCTGGCAAGCCAAGATGGACTGGGCAAAGAGCATCGGCGGCGATCTGCCGACCCGCGTCGAGCAAGCCATGCTGTGGGCCAACCACCGCGACCAGTTTCAAAAAGACTGGTACTGGAGCAATGAGACTCACCACACCGAGTCCGGCTGGGCTTGGTATCAGAGCTTCGGCATCGGCCTCCAGCACGACACCCTCAAGGACGACGAGCTCCGTGCTCGTGCCGTCCGCAGATTGCCTATTTAATCATTCAGTCATTTCGAGGACGCTATGACCCCCATAACGCTTGAATCGATCAAGTCCGATGCCGATGCACTAGCCGCCAAGATCGCCACCTTCGAGGCCCAGGCCAACCAGCCTGCAGCCGAGTTCTACTTCCCGGAAGTCACCATCCATCTACTCCCCGGCGAGCACTACGCCGGACTGATCGTCGGCAAGGATGGCGAGCCGAGCCATCACCTGGTGCTGCTCCCCAGCCAGGCGGACGACATCACCTGGGACAAAGCCATGGAATGGGCCGCCAAACAAGGTGGCGAATACGTTGCAAGCCTGCCCACCCGCCGCGAGCAATCCCTGCTCTACGCCAACCTCAAGGATCAATTCGAAGTCCGCTGGTACTGGTCCTGCGAAGCCCACGAATCCGAGTCCGGCTGGGCTTGGTGTCAGGACTTCGTCCTCGGCCACCAGGACCGCTACCACGAGGACTACGATCTCCGTGCTCGTGCCGTCCGCAGATTGATCATTGAGTAATTCAGTCATTTAGTCAGCATGGCCACCCATACCAATCTTCCCATCTACAAGGTCGCCTACGACCTGCTCGATGTCGTGACCAGTCTCGTCAAGAACATGCAGCGAGACTTCAAGCGATCAATCGGCGACAAGATCAGCACCGAGTGCATCGAAATCACGGTGCTGATCTTCCGGGCCAACGTCGCCCAGGACAAGGCACCCCATCTTCTGGAACTGGTCGAGCGCCTGCAGGTCGCCGAACTGATGCTGCGCCTGTCCATGGACAAGCGCCTGATCAGCAAGGCAGCCTACGCCCAGGCCATCGAACTTACCACCAGCATCGGGAAGCAGGCCAACGGGTGGCGCAAATCCGCGTCGCGCCCGCTTCATGGAGGCCAAGGCCGCCATGACTGAGCGCACATTCAATCTGGTCGTGCCGCTGGCTCACGAGGCCACCGACATGCGCACCACGGAGACCTCCTGCCGCACGCAGGAAAGGTCCGGCGCAGTTTCCCCGCTGAACAGTCGGCAGGGCGACGTAGAAAGCACGATGGGGCCGAGTCCGGCTGGGCTTGGTATCAGAACTTCAACAACGGCAACCAGAACAACAACCACAAGAACAACGAGCTCCGTGCTCGTGCCGTCCGCAGATTGGAAAGCCCCCGCTGACTTCACCTTCACCGAACTGACCCAGGCCTACTTCGATTGCCGACGCACAAAGCGCAACAGCGCCAGTGCGCTGGCCTTCGAAGCCAACCTGGAAAACAACCTGCGCGACCTTCACGACGAACTCGAAGACGGCAGCTACCAGCCCGGCCGCTCCATCTGTTTCGTCATCACCCGCCCCAAGGCCCGCGAAGTCTGGGCCGGCCAGTTCCGCGACCGCATCGTGCACCACCTGCTGCACAACCACATCGCCCCGCGCTTCTACGCCCGCTTCATCGCCGACAGCTGCGCCTGCATTCCAGGTCGCGGCACGCTCTACGCCGCCGAACGGCTCGAAGCCAAGGTGCGCAGCATCACCCAGAACTGGACCAAGCCAGCCTTCTACCTGAAGCTCGATCTCGCCAACTTCTTCGTCAGTATCGACAAGCGCATCCTGCAGCGCCTGCTCGCCCGCCACATCCACGAGCACTGGTGGCTGCAGCTCACCGAGGCCGTGCTATTCCACGACCCGCGGCAAAACTACGAACTGCACGGCGATCCACAACAACTCGCCCTGGTCCCGCCGCACAAGCGACTGACCAACCAGCCAGCCCACATGGGCCTTCCGATCGGAAACCTAAGCAGCCAGTTCTTCGCCAACGTCTATCTCGACGTGCTCGACCAATTCGTCAAGCACGAACTGCACTGCCGGCACTACATCCGCTACGTCGACGACTTCGTACTGCTTCACCAATCGCCGCAATGGCTAAACGACGCCAAGGACCATATCGAGGACATGCTCGAAAAGGTGCTGGCCGCCCGTATCAACCCCAAGAAAACCATCCTGCAGCCCATCGACCGTGGCATCGACTTCGTCGGCCAGGTCATCAAGCCCCATCGCCGCACCCTGCGCCGCCGCACCTTCAACGACGCCATCATCCGTACCCGCAGCCTGCCGGCCGAGGATCTGTTCGAAACCGCCAACAGCTACTTCGGCCTGCTGCGTCAGGCATCACACAGCCATCACGACCGCGCCACGCTCGCCAACACCCTGCGCCAGCGCGGCCACAGCATCAAATCAGACCTCTCCAAGACCTACCGGAAAAGCCATGCAAAAACCAATGCCACTGCCGCTTCCTGCTGACTATCAGCGCTGCCTCGCCCACGGCCTCTATGAAGGCGACACCTGCTTTCAAGCCGACAACTGCGCCCGGCACGTCACCCTGCGCCATGACAGGCCGCACATCACGCCCATGCACCGTGCCTGCCTGTCCGAAAACATGGTCATGTACCTGCCGCTGGAAGGCTTCCCGGATCGGGATGCCGAGGATGAATGCTACGGTCAGGCCGAAAAATCGGCCAAAACTGAAACCGCTGTCCCGGCCCTCGTTTTCTTCCCGGCTGGCAGCCTTGGTGAAGAGGTGGATCCGTGACCATCACCGACAGCATGCTGCACGTTCTTCATCACACGCTGGGCCTGCGCCCGGATCACCGCGAGTCGTATCGCAACTACTACCTGGCCGGCCCCGGCCACCATAGCCAGGCCGACCTCGAAGCGCTGGAGTCTGCGGGCTTGATGAAGCGCGTTCCGACTCCGGCCTTCTGTGCCGATGGCGATATCACCTTTGTCTGCAGCGAAGCCGGCCGGGCCTACGCCATCGAACATTTGCCGCCGGCCCCGAAGCGCACCAAGTTTGAGGAATACCTGTGCATTGGCGACTGCTTCGACTCGTTCGCTCAGTTCCTGGGTATCAACAAGCCGATTTACGAGACGCGCGGATATGGAAGCACCCGCGAGTACCGAATGTTCCGCCGTGACCTGTCCGTATCGTGGTCCATCTACCCGGAAGTCGCCGGCGACTGGAAGCCAACCAAGAAAGCCGCCAAGGAAAGCTACAAATCTGCGCTTGAGACGTTGAAAAAACGGCTCTCCGGAAAATCGGCTATTCGGAAAATCGTGTGGAAATTGAATGATGCAACGCACAAATAACCATGTTCTGGCGGCATTGTTTGTGCAGGCAGATGGGTGCTATTCCGGGCTGCCTGATGTTGATGCATGGCCGGAACATAGAGACGCGAGACTTTATGCAGGGCCAATGCCAGTTGTTGCGCATCCGCCGTGCCAGTTGTGGGGAGCAATGGCGGTAGTGAACTACACCAGATGGGGCGGCGACCACAACAAGCCTGGGAACGACGGCGGATGCTTTGCTGCCGCCCTAGATAGCGTGCGGCGTTTTGGCGGGGTTCTCGAACACCCGGCGAAGACCAAGGCATGGAACGCGCACGGACTGGCCGCTCCGGAAGCCATTGGCTGGCAGATGACCATCGATCGCGGTTGGGTGTGCGAGGTTTGGCAGAGCGCATACGGACACCGGGCGAACAAAGCGACATGGCTCTACTACTGCGGCACGACCCCGCCTTTTGAACTGCGGTGGGAGCGACAGGAAGGAACGCACCAGATTGGTTTTCCAGACCAACGAGGGAAGGCTGCGAATAAGCCGACCCTCGGCAAGAGAGAGGCGAACGCCACGCCCTTGGAATTTCGTGACGAACTGCTGCGACTGGCTCGACGCAGCAACGGAGGAATCTATTGTGCGTAGCAACATGGAATTTTCCATTCCACACGAAAATCCGAATAGCCGAAATAATAGCGCTTGAAATCCGCGTGGTTGCGCGGCCGTTTATTTTTTGTAGAAGACTTTTTGCCACGGATACCAGGCCAACGACGCCCAGTTCCACCAGCATCTGACCGCCGCATTCCAGCAACGCAGTGCCGGCGGATGCGCCGCCTTCCACTCCGCCAGGTCAATGATTTGTGCGTCCGTCGATGACATACGACCTCCGGTAGTAGGTGATTTTCTCGACGCCCTTGAAGAACAGCAGCGGCAGCCAGCGCGGCCTGGGCTTGATCGGGACATATTCGCGCTTCTCCAAGTCGCCGTTTTCCATCTCAAAAACGACCGCGAAGTGCGGGAACCAGCCCCAGTGGCTGCGGCGGATCACCAGGTGATCGGATGGCCGGCCCATCCGCCATGTGCGCAGGGCGTAGGTCAGGCAGTTTTCCATCACTTCGGCCATGACTCGATCAATTTTCGGGCATCTTCGCCGTGTCCGTCAGCCGCTTGTGCCAGCGCTCGATATTCATCTGCGCACTGCTGGAATACGTCGAGGGCGGCATCGGCTGTCGCAGCGCAGGCGGCGGCGGAAAGGCCGGGCAGTCGGTTGCGGAGTTCGGCAAAGTCGTCGCGCATCCGGATATAGCGAGACTCAGCAATAGCCAGCTCAGCGCGATGGCGTTTTTCACGGTCGGCAGCATCTTGTTCGGCCTTTCTGATCTTTTCGTTGATGGATTGCTCTTTAGCGCGGGCGGCCTGCTCGGCAGCCAGCGCCTGCCGGGTCATCACGTCGACCGCGTGCTGGTAGCCGATGCGCTCGTGATAGCTGGTCAGCCAGTAGTAGCCGATCATCAGCCCGGCGACGAGCGCGAGCAGCCCGCCTAGCTTGGCGATCAGCCGATATTCGGCGGGGATCAGGTTGAGCAGGCTCATGCCATCACCCGCTGCGCCCGGTCGAAGTAGGCCAGCCGCTCCGGGTAGCCGTTCAGGCCGCCATTGATGCGGCGGGTGATCACCTGGAAGCTGTTCGGGCAGTCGGCGACGGTGTTCAGGCCATTCGACCACCAGAACCATGCCGCAGAGCGCGCGGCCAGCACCGGCTCTTCGAGCAGCTCGGGATGCTCGAGCAGTGTCGTCGTGTCGTTGAACAGTGCCAGCGAGGCCTGCCGGTAGTTGTGGCGGCCGGTGATCTGGATCAGCCCCCTGCCCTTGTACTTTTGCCCGTCGCCATCGGCTTCCGGTGTGTTGCCCAGGCGCGCCGCCAGGCGGCCAGTGTCGTAGGCAGCGCCGCTGGCGATTTCGACGGTGTAGCGCAGCTCGCCGGATTCGTGCGCCACCTGCGCCAGGAAGGCCGAGATACGGCGCTGGGTATCGATGCCGAACTCGGCCATCGCCGCATTCAACGGCTCAAGCCAGCGATCGGCACGCGCCCCGGCGTGCGGCATGATGGCCAGGAGTTGTTCGCGGGTGATCATCTCGACCTCCGATCAGACAGAATCATCATGGCCATGCCAACCACCAGCATTGCCCCGCCGATCGACAGGCCGAGCAAGGTGGCCAGCGATCCGGCACAGACCAGCGCCCAATGACAAGCCAGGCCGATGAACTGCCACGGATGACCATCGAAAGCATGAATGTTGATCGACCCAACGACGCCGATCAGCTTCCAGAACACAACCAGCGTGGCCAAGCCACAGAGAAGCGTCTCAAGCATGATCAGGCCTCCACCTTGCGTTTTGCCCAGCCCAGGATTACCGGCACCAGCGTTGGCGTGGCCGAGCCGATGGCGATGGCCAGCAGCAGGCGCAACGGGCTTCCGTTGCTGAACGACGCCTGATCGGCCGCCAGCCAGGCGGCGGCGACCGGAGAACCATAGCCAGCCAGCAACGAGGACATGGCCACCGAGGCGGCGGCCTTCTTCCGGTCATCAATCGTCGGCAGCCAGAAGCTGATCAGGATCGCCGCGACCAGGCCGATGATCAGCGCATCGACCTGGGCGCCCATGACCGTCCCGGTCAGACCGATGCCGGCACCGACCGCGATGCCGATGGTTGTTGAGTGCGGTTCCGGCATGCTGTTTTCCTTTCTTGGTTTTTTTGGTCAGAGAGATGCGGCGAGCACGAATATCTGATCGAGATCGTCGTCACTCTTACCAAGCAGCGCAGCCATCTGAATCACAAACGGGTTGTCGCGCTGAAAATCCAGCGCATCGAACCAGTTGATCTTGAGCGCCATGTCGTTCGATGCCTCGACGGCGGCTTCGACCGTACTGAGCAGATCCTGCTGCAGCAGGGCCAGCTTCATCTGCCGACGGGTCACCGACGTCGGCACTTGGATGGATTCGACAGGCTTGGAAAACACTCCGTCCGCGTACAGGTCGCCGATCCAGTATTCATCAGAGATCATGACCAGATCGGGCAAGTCATCGATCGCATCAACGATGACCACGTTGACCACGACCCCGTTTGCAATTTGCGCTGCTCTCATTTGTACCCCCTTACCAAATCACAGTGATGACTGCCTTGCCGTTTCCACCGGCACCGCTGGTGCCGTTTTCTGAGCCGCCGCCGCCACCACCCGGGAAAGAACCGGCCGTTGCCGACGCGGAATCGACAGACCCGGCGCCGCCATTGCCGCCGTAATTTGAAATGCCGCCGTCGCCGGCAGGGTCGCCTGTAGATCGGCCGCCACCGCCACCACCGGCGCCGCCCTTGATCGTGTTGCCGCCGTCGGCGCCACCACTTGATGTACCGCCGCCACCGCCACCGCCGCCACCGCCAGCATTAATCCCAGGGGCTGGCGTAGTGGCATTTCTTATCCCGCCAAGTTCGCCAAGGCCACCCGGGGCCGTTGCCCGCATGCCGCCGTTAGCGCCGAGGCCGTTGGTGCCGCCAGACACATCGCCGCCGCCACCGCCACCGCCGCCACCGGGCGAAGCCGGCGCGTTGCCTCCCCACTTCGCACCACCGCCGCCGCCGTAGGCAATGGGCAGCGCACCGACTGTCGTATTCCCACCAGGATTACCGTTGGTTGAAGCCGCCGTAACGGCCGTACCACCGGCGCCGATCGTGACGGTCTCTGTGGTGCTGAACGCAGAAAGCGGGTAAATGTCGCAGGCGTACTCGCCACCACCGCCACCACCGCCAGACTTATCCGACGACCCCTTGCCGCCACTACCACCGCCACCCCACGTCTCGACAATCACCAGGGAGTTTGCCGGCGCTGCAGGGGGCTTGATCCAGGTGCCGCTGGACGTAAATGTCTGTATATCGGAGCGCTTCGGCGAATTGCCGAACAACTCGAATGCCGAGCCGGTGCAATACACAATCACCGACTCGCCAGGCTGCATGGCGTAGGTAGTGACGCCTGCCACCTGCTCGCTCAGGTTCGGATTGATCGTGATCGCCCCGGTCGTCCTGTTGACCGCCGCGAATACAAAGCCATCGCCCAGCGTTGCCGCAGCCGTGATGGTCAAATCCCAGCCACCGGTTCCGGTGCAGTTGATCACCTTGCCGCGATCGGCCGCGACGACCGTATAGGCTGCTGTTTTGTCGATCCGGCTATTGAGCGGCGCCGTCAGGGCGGTGAGAACAGCCGATTTATTGGATGTATCAGCACCAAGCAACGTAGCGATGTAGTCGCGGACGTTGGTCAGAAAGTTTTTGACGTCGCCTTCGGTAGCGGTCGGAGAAGTGGCAGACGAGGATGGTGATAGATTCATGGTTAACCCCACATCGGATTGCTATCGGAAGACCACATCGGCGTTGCCGCATTGGCGTTCCACATGTAATCGGATTCAAGGGCGTAATTGATGCTTGCCCAGGATCCACGCAGCGCCCCAATGGCCGCCACGCGCACTTTGGTCTGGGCGCCATACAGCGCCTGACCGGTGTAGTTGTTGGCTGTCGTGTCGCCAACGCGTGTCCAGACGAGACCGTCTGCCGATTGCTCGACCAGATAGCGCTCTGCGCCTGGCGACGGGCGCCAGCTGATGACCATCTTGTCTGGCTGACCCGGTGCCGATCGGGCGATCAGCCCAGACACCTCCGGCGCCTTCGGGGTTGCTGGCAGTTGCGAATGGTTGATGGCCGGGGCAAGCATCCCAAGTTCGGCGGTGTGCACCGACGGGTCTTCGTTGATGCAGACCAGCTCGACCGTGTATTCATCCTTCGGGCGGATCGCCAGCACCCGGGCCGGTTGATACCAGGCCTCACCGGGACCGAAGATGACCTGCGTGCGCACCTCATCCTGACCGGTATATGGCGTGAAATCAGGTGGCACAGTGAATACGATCTGATCTTCGGCAGCACCCGACCGGACCACGTACGGCCCTGATACCGACCCGTCCCGGCGAGGAAGGCCGGCGTAGTGGTTGCCGGTGCCGATAAAAACCAGCGGCTCGCTCAATGTCATGGTTAGCGTGTCTTCGTCCCAATCGACAACATCAGCCCCCTGGCCCCATTGCGGCATGTCGTGCGAGATCGCCACCAGATCGCCAAACGACGGAATAAAACCTTCCATCTCGGTCTGCAGGGAGATCGGCATCCGGCGATAGCGATTGGCCGCGGCCATGTAGATGCCGTACTCATAGACCTGCTGACGGTTGGTCACACCGAAGTACTCGATCTTTGCCGGTCGCTCGGCAGTGGAATCCGGCAGCTTGCACAGCAGGGTGCGGAATTTCCACGTCGTCTCGTCGAAGTAGGTCACTTCGACCGCGTCGGCCGTCTCATCGGTCGGCGTCAGGAACTCGATCGAGAACGAGCCGCGAATGATGTTGCGCATCGAGTACATGGCCACCGGCAGGGAAACGGCCTCGTCGCGACGGAAATGCACGATGCCGGCTTGCTTGAACGGCTTGGCCCGACCTGCCAAGGCGATCTTGGTCAAGGCATCCCAGAAGGTGCTGGTATTGTCGAATCGGGCGTTGAAGGTATCGCCACGAGCCGCCCACGTCGCTTCCAGTGCCAGAAGGCCGTCGAGATCCATCCGGTTATCCGGAATACCCACCGTCTTGCAGGCATCGGCCAGCGCCCAGGCAATAGAACGGGTCGCCACCGGGCCAGCCCACGCATAACCGTTCCAGTAGTGCAGCTTGCGCGTGGCGATGACATTGATCTTGCGGGATGATTGCTGCGACAGATTGTTCGTCGCTCTGATGCGAACCGCCAGCAGCGTCACGTTGCCGAATGTCGAATCGCTGATGAGATAGGCACGCAGACCAGCCCAGACGATGTCATTGGCAGTGGCCGTGTCCTCATCCTTTTCACTGGTCCGCGTCACCTTGACTTCATAGCGACCAGCGGTGACTTGGTAGTTGTAGGACAGGCGCTGCGGCGTTGAGGTGGCAGCCTCGATGGTTTCCTCACCGAGGGTAATCCAGCTGCCGATCGGCGTACCGTTGTCATCGACCTGCCGCGCCTCGGCTGTGAAGGTGATACTCCGTACAAGCAGGGCGCCAGAATTGTTGAGGTGGTACAGGCCGCGGGGAAGAACGATATCGAGCGCCAGCTTGGTGGCCGTGGTTCCGGCGTTGTTGCTGATGAACGGCCCGACCGCCGTGTCATAGACCATGTCCTGGCCAGCGACCTCGCCAGCAGTGACGACAGCGGCGGGAAACAGATCAAGAGTCTCGTTCGGCCCAACGATCTCGTACTGAACTTCCTCGAAGTTGCCGATATCGGTATCTTCGATCAGGATCTGCTCGATGGCATATTCGCCAATGCCAATACACAGCAGCTGGTACAGGTACTGCTCGTTGCCTTGGTATTCGACGTAGGGAGCCGCGGCGAAGTCCGGATAAGAACGAAGCCGGCCGTACTGGATAGGGATCGCCGCACCGATACGGGCTTGATTTCCCTGCGCGGCCAGGTTGTACGTTGGAGAGGCCGCCTTGTTGTTGCCAGATCCGCTATTAGCCGCGGCCTGCGGGGGCAATATGGCATTGACGAGCGCAGAACCAAGAATCCCGATACCACCCTGGATTGCAGCAATCCCCCCTGCCGACGTAATACCAAATTGCCCACCAACCCATGGGGCAACCTGATAGGCAAAAACCGCAATAACCACCATCAGCACAATACGCAGCACGTCAGAGCCACCGCGACCGCCCTGCGGGAGCAGCACTACCGCCAACAGGTCGCCGTCGCTGACCGTCTGATTCCAGTCTTTGCGCAGTAGGGCCTGCCCGTTGCGCATGATGATGAACGGCTGAGTCGTCGTCGGCGCCAATGCCGAGATTGGGCCAGGGCCGTCCAGCCGCACCACCTCACGATGGCGCAGCGGATGGAACGGGTCGCGAATCGTGACGCAGTGGGCCGAGAAGGCAGAGACGCGATCAGCCATGGGCACGGCTCCGGTGGCGCTTGATCGAAACGATGTTCCAGCCGTGCGCTTTCAAGGATTTGCGGGTGCTGAACACCACGCCCGGGCCTTCCACGCAATGCAGGACGCCGCCGCCATCCACGTCCACCCAGACACCGATATGGTGCGGGTGCTTGGAGTGGCTCATCTGCACGGCATCACCCTCTTCCGGAACCTCGACCTCGACCCAGTTGAGCAGTTCGGGGTGATGGCCAGACAGCGCCCGCACGCAGGACAGCACAGACAGCGAGTCGGCATCGATCACCTGCGACACAACGCCGAAGCGCTCGCGCTGGACGTCGACGAAGAAGTGTCCGCACTCATGGACCTTGGCGATCCAGGGGCGACCGAGATATTCAAAAGCCCAATGCATCATTCCACCACCAGCATAGGGAAGCGATCGGCCGTGTATTCCTCGTTCGGGAATCGCTTGTTGTTGTCATCGCCGAACGACGCAGTCGCCGACACCTTGAACACATCAGCCTTGATGCTGGAAAGCACCATCTCCATCGGAGGATCGTTCTGCGGGCCGGAGAGGTCGGTCGACAAGTACTCGCGGTAGGTCATCGTGATCTTGGACGTCGACTGCATCGCCAGTTGGATGTTGGCCAGGATGTCGCGGCTGACGTTATCGATCTCGACGGTCATCTGCGGTACACCGGTCGGCGACACTTCCGGCTTAACTAGGCGGAATGCGAAGCGAATGAAGGTCACCGGATCGCCGTTTTCCAGATTGGCGTTGAGGTCAGAGGTATCGCGCACCACGTAGATCGGCTGGTTGAATGCTGGATGGTTGATCTCCAGCGTGTGATAGACGATGACGTCCGACGGCGCGGCTGCGTAGGCTTCCTTGAGAGCTTGCGAGAGAGTGGAATCAGGCACGGATTAGAACCTCCCCATCGCGCAGGCGAGCGCTGTCACTGCTACCACCGGACACAGAACGTCAAGCCATGCGTCCAGGTGCTGCCAGACACGAAGGTCGAAGCAGCCCCACCACGGCAGGTTGGCACGGCGACCGCCGCCGAACTGCTCGATCCAGCGGTACTCCGCCTGCGCCAGTTCGCGGCCGATGAAAAACCCAGCGCCGAGGAAGGCCCCAGCAACCCAGCCGAAGCCGACGAGTGCCACAGCGACCTGCATCGCCAGCGCGTAGAGCGCGTGTTCGAAATTGGTCTTGTTCATGCCGACAGCGCCTGGAGCTCGGCGTTGGTCAGGCGCCTCGGGAAGAAGCGGACGCGCTTGAATACACCTGCGCCAGCACTTCCGATACGCATTTGGTTGACGCTCGGTATAACCAGCGTCGAATCGGAATTCACGGTGCCGCCGTCGAGACAATCCGCATGGCTGGCGGCGTTGAATGTCACTGCCTGCTTGTGTTCAACCCAGGCAGCCGCAGCCGCGTTAGGAGAATCAACGTATGTCGTACCAGATGCGACAAGGTAGCTGTCGCAATATTGCGTTGTACCTCCGACTACGCGCTGATAAATCACATTGTTAGATGTGCCGTCAGAGATAAGGACAGGATCGTATTCAGCGAGCAACGGATATCGAGCGGGAATGCGATCAACAACAAGACCGCCTTCGTCGGCGCGATACCAGCTTGAAAAATTGCTGCCGCTCAAGCTGCACACTTCCCAGGCTCTAGACACCGAAGATGACGTCGTCGGAATGTAGGATGTGGGAAACGACCCGGCCTCGATCTGGAGGCCCCACATGTAAAACCCCTTCGTTCCGTCACCCGTCCAGCCAGAATGGCGAATCCCGGCTTGAAACGACGTCATCCCTGTCGTCGTGAACGTCATCGAGCAACGGTAGTACCCGTTGATCAATTGCTGAATCTGCAGGGTCTTTGTTACCGGTCCGGCCGTTGAGTCGAGCGCCCCTGTGGAGAGGTTGATCCGGCACCAGTTGTCGCCGTGCTCGGTGGTGTAAAAATACAGGTTCGCGTACCCGCCGCCGGCATCCTTTAGGAAGGCAGAAACCGTAAATGTCCCTGCGGCCTGACCGGATACAAACTGCGGCATCCATGTGCCGGTCTGACCGTTGTTTGGGATGTATTTATCGGCCGTCGTAGTTCCGTCAGGCGCAACAGCGGCATTGGCGGTGATTGTGTTGCCGCCCTTGTTCCAAACTGCATTGTCGAATTGCTCGGAATACAAAAACAGGTTTGCGCGGCTCTCTTCGATCAAGAGACCTTTACATACGTGGGTGATCGGGTCGCAATAAAAGCGAGGTTCGCTTTCAGCAGCGATTTTCAGCAGGCCGTCGGCACCGATGTAGGTGGCTGTCGATGCACGGGCGAATGACACAACCGGGCGCGGCTGCCGGGCCGAGGTAATGACCGGTGACAGACTCTGTGTGCCAGCGAAATCAAGATCCAGCGACGGCAGGCCCATCAGGTTCAGGTAGTCGAATACCGACGAACGAAGCTTGCGCACTTCGGCCTCGCAACTGACTTTCCAGCGCGACGGAGACAACATTGCCGCCTGGTACTGGCCGATAACACGCACTGATTTCTGCTCGATGCCGTCGCCGACGTCGACATTCATGTCGCACCAGGACGCACCGGCGGCCAGTTCAATATCCCAGTAGGCACGGAAAATTTTCATCTGCGCGGCATCAAGAAGCCAGGCCAGCTTGATGGTGTCAGGCGCCGACACCGAGCGACGGCGCACCCGCGCCTCGCCGGCTTCCATGTCGGTACGCGCAATCTCTACCCCGGGCGCGGTTGAATAGCCGTCGAGCAACGGCATGGGCAAAGTTGAGGGCCAGGGCATTCCCATCAGTAAGCTCCTGCCGTGCGATTGAGACCGTACGAAGACTGCAGCGCAGCCGGTACCGGGCCGCTGCCGGTCGAAATATTGCCGGCCAGCTTGGCCTCGACCTGCTCGATCAGAACGTCGATGATCTTTCCGCCGCGGCCGTCGGGGCGCTCTGTCTGCCGGGTCTGGGCGCCGGTGTTGTTGATGACGTTGACGGTGACGGATGCGCCACCGTCGGAGGCAACGCCAAGCTTTCCGTCCCGCCCGCGCTTGAGCGGCATGATCGCTTCGGGACCGGCCTCGCCAAAGACGCCGGCACCCTTGGCAAACAGGAAGGGCTGTGGCGAGTCGTAGACCCTGCCGGAGTAGGCGGAGAGCGACGGCGAGTTTTCGAACACGCCACCCTTGGCAAACGTGGAATTCACGCTTGACGGTAGCGATGCAAGCCCTGTTTTTGACTCGCCGAATAAACTACCAACCCAATTACCCAAGGAGCCCATGATGCCGACGACGCGCTCGGCCTGCATACGCACGATGTCAGCAATGATTGAGTTGGCCAGGCTGCTGAAGCTGAGCTTGCCGGTCATGGCGAACCGCGTCAGGGCGTCTTCCATGGCGCTGCTGGCCTGCTGGAAGACTTCCTGCGCCGAACGCGCGGCATCGGTGGCGTTGTCCTGATAGGACTGAAAGGCCTTTCGCCATCCGAATTCAAAAGTACGTTGCTGATCAAAGCTGCGTGCCGTTGCCTCGGCAACCTTGTTTTTCTGGACGGCGAGCTCTTCTTCGGCCTTGGCCAGGGCAAGCTTCTGGGCGGTCTCGTCCTGAATGTCGTGGATGATCCGTTCACGGATCTTCTGTCCGTCGTCTTCGACGCGGTACAGGGCCTCAGCAATGGCGCGCTGTCGGTCGGTCATCAGGGCCAACTCTTGTTCGCGAGCGATACGCTCCAGGATGATGGCGTTGCCGCGCTTGTAGTCATCGACCAGAGCGCCAGCTTTCTCGTTTGCCTTCTCGGATTCGTTCAGCTTGGTGCGGGCGAGATAGACCTCCCAGAAAGAGCCAGCAACGGCTTTCTGGGATTCCGTCAGGACAACAGCGCCGGAGGCAATGTCTGCCTGGAACTTGGCGTAATCCTTCTGCGCCTGGGTAAGCTTCTCGACGCTCTGCAGGTCTTCGGTCTGGACGGCGATCTTCTCGTTCAGCGACTGGATCAGCTTGGAGAAGTCGTTAGCGTGGGGGTCAGTTAATTCTTTATCGCCATCGATGAAGCGCTGAATTCTTTTCCTGCTAGGCTTTGGAGATGTTTCTTCAAGCGTCTCACCGACCGATTTTGTCAGCTTGTCACCAAATTTCTTCAGCGCCTCAAGCTGGTTTCTGGTGACAAGAATCTTCTGGTCGAGCTCTTCTTTTGATCCATACAACCACTTATTTAGCAGGCCGCCGTTAGCCTCGACCTCCTTACGACGCACCTCAAGCGTGGCTAACGTGTTTTCAAGATCTTTTTGGAAAGCGCCCTGCGACATATCGACGTCGCCCAACATCGCATCCCATGGCAACTTTCCAAGGCCGATATAGCCGCGCAGCAAGGCATACAGCGTGTCGCCCTTCTCGATCGATTCGGTCATTGCCTTGGTCGTATCGTTCAGGGACGGCACCAGGCTATTGGCAAAGGCGGTCGCCAGGCCACTGACTGAGCCCTTCAGGTCGGCGATGTTGTCGTTCAGCTCATCGGCCCGACCAGCCGATTCCTTGGTGATGCCGGACAGTTTTTGGCCGCGCTCGATCAGTTCGCCGATGGACTTGCCACCCTCGGACAGCGCCGGGGCAGCAGACTGCCAGGACTTTCCTAGCGCCTCGGCAGCGAATGCGGCGCGCTGTTGCGGGTCTTCAATGGCGTTGTAGATGTCGGCCAGTTGCTTGAAAGCCTCGATCGGGTCTTTGGCGTCGATACCGATCTTGGCAAATTTCTCGGCATCCTTGCCCATGTTGACGGACAGCTTGTTGATCGATGCAGCCAAGCCGTCGATATCAGTGCCGCTCTTGTTGGCCAGAGAGCTCAGGCCGGCCAGCTGCTCGACGGTGAGCGAGGTGGATTTGCTCAGGTCTTTGAGTTTGTCCTGGGCATCGATGGCGCCCTGAATCAGGGAGACGGTGAAGTTGACGCCGACTGCACCGGCAATGGTGGCGCCAAGCTCTTCGAAGGTTTTTCCGACGCCGGCATAGGAGGCTTGCATGCGGCGGGCGTTGTCTTCGGCGAGCCGCGAGGCGCGGGAAAAATCCCGCTCCAGGCTGGCCAGCTTGGCTTCGAGGTCGATTGATAGCGTAGCGAGTGCCATGCTTATTCCCTGTGGTGATCCCTGATTGCCGTCATTTGCGCAATGAGCAGCTCAATGTCCTGGTAGCCGAGAATTTCAGCGACGGCCGGCAGTGCCGACCAATCCAGACCACCGCATAGATTCCAGGCTTCTATGGCGAGCCTGACTTCCGGCGGCTGGCCGGCTGGCTTGAGGGTTCCCGGCAGGTTTTGCCCCTCAAGCCAGGCCGTCAGTTTTTTGCGGCTTCAGCCAGCTTGAGTTGGTGGTCTTCGTAGGCCTTGAAGACGGCTTTGACGATCTCACCGAGGATGTCGAGCCGGTCGGTCAGCCATTCGGCGCAAACGGTCGCGTCGAAGGGCAGCGGATGTGGGGCGCCGCCATCGAACATGGACAGTTCGCTGACACCTTCCCAGCCGACAACGAAAGGCAGGACAGCCCGGGCGGCGGACTGTTTTTGCAGTTCGATCATTTCCAGCGCGGT